GTCAACAACACGTGAACAGTTCCGAAGATGAGTCTAGCGAATTCGTCCAGTACAACAAGCTCGGCAACACGTAAGGCCGTGGGGCAAAAGTACCCCCCTCAAAACGTGAATGCTCCTGGAGCTACAGGGAGCGTCGGTCCTGCCAAGGGAGGTAGGGCCGCAGCAAGTGCAGATCCCGTAGGTGGCGGTTCCACCTCAAGGGTTCCTCTTGGCCCGAGAAAGTTACAAAGAAATACGCATGACCGGGCTCCTCCCGCTTCGACAAAACAGAAAATGCAGAAACGCGCCGACGTACCGACGGTTAATCGTTTCTCAAAGCTGAAGCCAGAGCAGCCGTCAAGTGCCCCTCCACTGTCAACACCACCAGACAGAGAGGCCCCAAAGGTCTCGCTTGGAGAATCGAGCACAAAATCGGAGACTCGACCCGATAAAGTTGTTTCCAATAAGGAGACTCGCTCACGCGTAGAGCGACACGATAAGAAGTTGCCCCCTTCTTGTGACATGAGACAAAAGGTTGTAAAGCAGGACTGCCCAGGGCACGCAGTCCAAGACCAGGTTAAACCTCCTGAACTTGCAAAAGCTAATAGAAATGCGAGAACTAGAACTTCCGTCTACACAATGGAAGAGAAGTCGCTATCAGAGCTTAGTAAGCAGTTCACACTCACCGTTGTTAACCCCCCACACCATCGTCCCCACACTCACCCCATGATGCATGAACTCAGATTCCTTGTCTATGATGAAAGCGTTAAGAAGAAGTTTCTTTCTTATCGTAACTTCCTCAAAGCCACGGGCAGAGTCACAGCGTCTGATAAGGTCGCATTAGTTGAGCTAGGTGGAAATGCCGCATACGTGGACTCCTCAAATACTTTCATCCTCAAGCCCATGCTTGATCCCAGAGACGAAATCAGAGTTGAGTCAATGTACATAGCGCTAACCGCCAATGCATCCACTAAACAGCGAATCATCCAACCCCCCCTCGGAGTCTCTACGAAGCTGGTCAGGCGCTACGCAGAGAAAGACAACATACCTCATGAACCGCTTAACTTTTGTCATTGCAAATTAGAACAACACGTCCAACAACTATGTCCACAGTTTATTGAGTGGATGGAGTTCTGGAAAATGGAAGAATACGTCTACACATCTATAGACGTGATATACAACGAGTCAGTCGACACTGCTTTGGGACAGGACGCAGCCAATAGAGGAATTTCTTCCTATCATGCGCTCCAAACCTTTGATCACCTCGACGACGGTGTGTACGCTTTCCCTTCTAGAGACCTTCCTAATGAGGGCTACGTGACCAAGAAAGACAACCACATTCATTACCAAGTGGATGAATCCTCCAGCTATTCCCACCCAATAGTGGTTAAAGCTGGGGCGATGGCCACTGCTAGTGGGTCTATCAGAAGCACGGAAGTCGTCTACCATCAAAAGGACGGAGTTTGCTACAATTGGGTTAATTATATCGCTCCACACCCTGAGCGCAACCATATACCTGACCCGGAGGTCACTGTGGAAATAATGAAACCAGTACCAATGACAGACATGAGACCCCCCAGAGAACAGGAGTTTGCCACGAAGCTCTCTGCTCCTATCATGAAGCCAGCTATAGTGTGGTATCCCGGTGGACAAGCAGGGATAGCCTTCTCAGACCGTTTTAACGCAGAACACGAAACCGACGACGTCAGCTTGAAAACGAAACTCACCAGTACTCTCAAGCGGTTTGCTTATAAAGTTGTTAATCTTTTTACAACTAGGCAACGATCAATTGAGATAAGTGGGGTGTCAGTTATCAAACTGGACATGTCCATCTGCTACTCCGTTCTTGCCCAGGTTGCATTCAATCCTCGTGATAAGCGCTGTCTTAGCACTATACACCATCTTGTCAACACACAACTCCGCGGAGTCGTAGCAGATAGCCTAGGGGCGATTTCTGAGCGAGAGAAATACTTGCTCATGGTCGCCACGGTGGCTTTTGTGTACGTTTCGGTGGGCGTCGAGTCAGCTGCTCTGAACGTAGTGAAAGAGCACACGGCTGCCTTGGTATCATACAATGATGGTCTTACCGAGCCCAACAAGCCTGGTCAAGTAATAGTCGAAGAAGCCATGATCAGTTTGAACTCCAGCCTCGGTCGTCCAGCCACAGACCGCAACGCAGAAGTACCTCACGTTTGCTCAGTTGAAGCGCTGTCCAACGCTCCTAAGCCATCCAAACTTGAGTCGAAACTAGTTCCAATTTTAGCTACACACGCAACTAATCACGTTACCGTCAACGTACCTTTCGAAAAAGTATGCACGAAACTCGACCATACCCACACCGAGAAACAGTCCTCTAGGATAGTTTTGAATTCACCCGACAACCTGCAGCAGTTTAATCTTTTCTCTCCAGCCGTATCATTCGCACAATGCGACGCCAACAACCTATCCGGAATGGCACAAAGGCAGTGCGCCGATGTGCCCCAACCGAACCCTGTTGGCATCTACTTGATGCTATTGATGACCAAGTTGGCATTGAATAGTGCTTCTGCTCAGGCTACCGTTAAACCCAATCTCTTTAAAGACTGGTTGGCCACACGTACTTTCCCGCGGCATGTCAAAGATCAACTGACTGTTGAAGCCGAGCAGATCAGCTTCAAAGCTGAAAGTACAGATACCATGGTGAAATTAGAACTCGCAGACTTCCAAACCGTGTTCAGCAAAGTCAGATGCAGGTCGATCCAAATGCCAAACAATGCCCATAAAGCCGCCCTAGGCCCTCTTAATGTTTACATCCTAGAGCAACTTGAGCAAATGTTTCCAAGCATTCTGGTGAAGCGCCCCAAATCTACTATAGCAACGAACAAGAGCGTAACGAAGTGCAAGTCTATCGACTCCGGTGATGGCAGTGCCTTTGACTCTACCCAACACGGTGTGTTTGTGTCTCTCTGGAGGATATTCCAGACGGCTATGCTACACCTGGGTGCCTCTGACGAAAATTGGGTTGTAAATGCAGCAGAGTTCTTAGCCTCAGTTCCCGTTAACAAGCACGCGTTCAACGTTGCTGGCGAGAGAGTTAAGGTAAAGACCCTCGGGCGTCAATGCACCGGCGCGAGTGATACTTCCGCGGGAAATAACTTCCGTAGTGCTATGTATAGTAGTCTTATGTATTCTTTGTCCATGGA